TCGCGTGGTTTTGCAGCATTTCGGAGACGGCCTTGTAGAGCGAGCTATTGGAATCCTTGAGATCGGGGTTTGCCTCGACCTCCTCAAGCAGATTCTTGTCCCATGCCGATTTTAATTCGGCTTGGGTTTTCTGCTCGATTTCCTTGCGCTCCTCGGTCTCGACTTCGGTGGCTTTTGTCTCAGCGAGCTTTGCAAGATCGTCGCGGCCTTCTTCACGATAGCTCTTTGCCGCCTCCCGGTAATCGTCCGCGCTAAAGCGTCGATTTCCCGTTTTCGGCGTTTCAGAACCAGACTGTGAAGCCTCCCGCTGGGCTTTCGCCTGTTCGATGGCTTCACGTTCCGCTTTGAGTCTTGCTTTTTCCGCTCGGACATCTTCCCACTCTTTTTCGAGTCTGCCCTTGGCCTTCTCGTATCGGGTAGGCTTCTTTTGTTCGGAAGCCGACTCCGACTTGTCTTCTGAAGGTTGCGTTGTTAAAGAACTTTTTGCCTCCTCGGATTTCTCCTCGGTGGCGGAAACTTCACTCGAAGCCTCCTGTTTTGTTTCGGCTTTTTCGTCAGTCGCGGGCTTCTGATCGGTATCTCCGCTGGCCTTTTCGGGTGCGGGTGTTTCAGCTTTGGCTTTCTCGTCTTCCTTGGGAATGGGATTGTATTCCCGTCCCTCGTCAGCCGCCTGCGCCATTGCCAGAATATCCGTCTCCGTCAGGTTATTCGAATCAGCCATTTTGACCCTTTCTTACACCCATTCGCCGGGAGTCATTCGGCGGTGAGGTTAATCGGCTACTGGTTCATCCGATCCGTCCCCATAGCCAAGAACGGCGGAGTTAAGTTTTTGGGTTGCGAGCGATTCTAAGGTCGCCACACAACCTCTATAACCTTTAGCCCATCCACACGCCTCCGCAAGTCTGTCATTGTTTTTCATAATTGCTGAGGCATTTTGTCGCAGGGTTAGGTTCAAAAGTATAAGGCTTAACTTGCGGCCAGTCGGTGTAGCCAGAAAGGCAGTCCACGCCTTCTCGTCCTCATCCTCCCACTTGGGTTCGTCCACCCATTCCTGGTTGCGGATGAAGGACAGTATGGCCTTAAGCTTTCTCATACCACTACCGCCCAAGAGTCACCCTGGAAAAGCACGGCTTCCTTGCCGTTAAGAGTCTCGGATAAAGCCTTCTGTACAGCCGGGAAGGACCAATCGTGGCCAGCCAAGATCCCGCCATTACGCAGTTTCGGCTTCCACCCCTGGATGTCTGCCACAACCGCCTCATACCTGTGATCGCCATCAACATAGATTAGATCCAGAGATTCATCGCCAACGTCGGGCAGCGCGTCAAGACTTTTTCCTCGCTTGAAAGATACGTTACCAAGCCCCTTGGTGCGGTTCTGGAAAGCCTCAAAAACAAACTTCATGGGGCATTGGTGGCTGGCAACATCGTTCAGGTCGTAGCCGTTGATCCAAGGATCGACCGCCAACACCTCCTTGAAATACTTGGCAATAACCTCTGTGCCTTCACCGCTATACGCGCCAATCTCAACGGCCTTGCCGTTTGCGCCTTGCTCGTTGGCCCACTGGCAAAGCTTGGCCAGCCCCTCCTGCTGGAAGGGCGGTCGCATTACGGGAACCTTCAGGCAGCCGTCGCCAGTGCGGGGCTAGTCGGACCTTCCGTCGCTGGCATGGGCGCTCCGCCCTGTGCCTGACGCATTTCCTGTTTGGCCGCATCACGAAGCTGTTTCTGGATGGCGCGGGATGTGTTGGGGTCAACCTGCTCCAAGGCAGCCAAGTGCTGCTGGAGGTGCGCCATGAGTACCTGCATGGACGCCTGATCGACGGGTTGCTGGCGGACCTGTGCCGCCTGGTTGAATTGAAAGAGAACCTGGATGTGGACCTTGTGATCGTCGGAGGGCTTGATCTGGACGGGGAATCCGGTGGCAAGCATGGTGGCAATTTCGCTGGCCTGATCCTCGGCCTGATCGCCCATACCAGCCTGCGGGTCTTGGAACAGACGGCGCACAAGCGAGGGATCGTCCTGCTCGATGACTGACTTGACCAATTCGCCCTGATTGACGAAGGGGTTATTGAGGAACATCTGCATCCTGGCAACGGCCTTCTGGAGCGAGAACTGGCGGTTGATAAAGTCCAAGCCACCCTTCGGCTCAATCGAGTACTCCTCGTGAATGCCTTCAGGCGGCATCGCACCGGTCTCCTCGGCGTAGCGGAACATAAGGTCGCGTTTGTTGTACTGGACGTAGAGCGACCAGCACTGCTTGAAGAGATGCGCCAATCCCATCCTGAAAATGCGGTTCCGAAGATCGCCGGAGGCTGCGGCTTGAGCCTGCAACGCTGCAATCTCAGTCGCAGTCTTACGGTCGGAAACCTGGTACTGCGATCCGGCCCCGAAGTCGGGGTTGCCCATGCGGGCTTCTGCCAGCATCCGCTCCTCCAGCATGAGACGCTGGAAGTCGAATGGCGGCTGGCTGAACTGTACCGGCTTTAACCCTTGCGGGAGGATCTGACCGGGTTGCATCTTGAGGTTGGCGGTGTTGAGGCTGATCGGATTCTGAGCCTCGAAAACGGGTCGGTTGGCCAGCTCAACGTAATCGCTCAGGCTATTCTTCAGCTTGTTGAGCAGATTCTCTCCGGGGAGGAGGATTTCTGCGACCCCCCGTGGGCTGTACCAACCGCCCCCTGTCACTTCATAGGGGAAATCAACGAAAGGAGGTTCGCCGTGTTTGTATGGAAGAATGAACGGTTTCCTTACATCCTCGGTGACAACCAGCGGACTATAAGTCTCGACCTTCCATCCGTCCTCGGAAGGCGTGTACATCTCCCAAAGAATGATGCGATCATTCTCAGCTTCCTGGGTAATTCCCTCACGGCGGTAAATCTCATCCTGAATTTCACTTCGTAGGCCCACCGATTTGGAGGGCTTACCCGAAATGATCTTGATGAAGTTCTCATCCTGCTTGTAAAGGGGATTAGCCTTATAGGAATCGACGCTGGTTGAGATGATGTGAACAATGAAATCGGCATCCTTAAATTCCTTGGTGTACGAAGGTACGATGATATGGAAGGGATCAATCGCCTCGAAGTCAATGCGCTTCTTGTCCTCGTTCCAGATCACCTTGGCCACGCCACGTCCGTAGAGCAGGATGTTGTCAATGACGGAAACGATCTCCTTTTGGAAGTTGGACTTCTCGCGCATCTGGTAGTCAAACCAACGCTCGGCGGAAACGGTCAGCGGGGTCAACTGCTGGCGCATCGGGACAAAGCTGGAAAGGATGTCGTTGCCGATGGCGGAATTGACGAAGGAGGGTTTTAGCTTCTCAATGGCCGTGTCAATCAACTGAACGTGCAGATCGGCGGCGGTCGGCCAAGGCTTGACCTTGCGGCGGACGCCGAAATAACGGGCTTGGTAAAACAGCCGTTGCCGGTTCTCCCAGGTCTCGCGCTGGTTGAGGGCTTCGATGATCCTGACATAGTAATCGTTACGGCGTGTGTCTTTGGCGTTCATTTCTCTCGCTCCCTGTTCAGTTCAAATTGAAAATCGTTGATATAATGCAAAGCGCGTTTTGCCCATGCGCGGACGGCAGGAGAAGAATCGCGTACAGCAGGGTAGTTCTCATCGCGCATCAGAGCCTCAACGGCCCCGGTCGTGTTCGTGGTCGGGGTCGTCGTGGCGCACCCACCAAGCAACAGTGCCAAGATCCCGATCAATGGAATCACGGTTGTTGCGCCACTCGCCTTCGGCGCGGTCAATGCGCTTCTCTTTCCAACCCGGAATGAGGCGAAGGATCGACGCGATGATGTTAAGAATCGCACCGATCACTTAAAATTATTTGATGTGGAGGCCGAGCGTCTTGAGGAAGTTGACAACCTTCTCCAGCGCCGAATCGTCGGCGGGGGTCGGGGTCAGCTTCACAATGATGCGGGCGGCAAGCACGATGCCACCAAGGGCGGCAACAATCTCGGTCCAATTTGCGGTGATCCAGTTCCAGATATTCATATTAACCTCCTGCGTCGAAGCCAGCCATAACGGGATCGCTCGATTCCATCAGGGCTTGCAATGACCTCCACGTTGGCTTCTCCACCGGGAAGGTCAAGTCGAAACTGATATTACCACCATCAAGGCAGAGGGCAAGGGCATCGGCCTTGTCGGGGCTGGCGAGTCCCCTGGACCTCATTGAGTCCTTGGACTCGACTCCCAGCTTGCCCTTGGAATTGACCAGGCTCCGGCGGCAGGTCAGTTGCGCCGTCAGTTCGTCGTCTTCGGGCAGGATGATCTCGGCGGCCTCGATCTTCTTGGCCATCCCATACCACATCTCTGCCGCACGGTTGGTGTAGGCATCGGTGTCGTAGGCGGTGGAGCCGAAGTTGACCCGCTGCACCTCCCAGCCTGCCTCGGCCAACGCATCGCACATTGGCATACCCAGGCCGCTTGCGTCGGCATAGATGTCTTCGGCCTTAAGGCCGTGCTTCTTGAACTCGACGATAAAACGGCCTACCGCAGACATGGTATCCCTTTCGCGCCATGCCGTGATGGGTAGAACCTTGTTGCCATCCCGCACGCAAAGGACGTTACAGTCGCCGCCAGCCGCAAAGTCAACGCCTGCGATCTTGGTCCCCGGCTTGAAGTCGGGCGGGCTGGTAAGGCAGTTCTGAAGCTGGTTTAAGTTGATAATTAGGCTCTCATTGCCGATGTCCACAAACTCGCCATAGATCATGGAGCGGGTCAGGGGGTGCTTCTCGCCGTACCGCTGGATCACCTCATCAATCTGCTTCTGGGTGATATGGGGACAGTCGAAGGCGGTCACGGCGTGCTTCTTCCACATATCCGCCTCCTTGGTAAAGGCTCGATAGAAGGCACCGCTTGACCCACCTGGGCTACTCGCAATAAGCAAGCGGGTAGGCTGACATCGGCTGATGGCTTCAAACAAAGGGTCGGCTACGGTCTTGGCTTCGTCCACCACCATAAGCAAAGGCGCAGTTTCATGGTTCTCGGCGTGCCAGCCTTCAGCGCGGCCAGGATCGGTCGCAGAATAGCCTATAATGCGCGATGTGTTGCCGTCAGGGTGCAGATAGCGGATCTCGCCGGATGTGACCTCCCATGGGCCACCAAGCTTGGCGATGTGTGAGCGAAGGCTAGGCCAAAGTTGGGACTCGACTTGACGAAAGACCCCGGCGGTCGTGACCGCAATAGAACGCTTGTAGACGAGCGCGTGCCATATCAAAACGCCTGAAATGACCGTGGAAGTCTTGCCGGAACCGTTGGCGGCGCGTAGGGCGACCCTGGAGTCGATTGGCTCAATATCTGCCAGTACGTCCTTTTGCCATTTGTATAGATTGATGCCCAATACTTTGTCTGCGAAATACGCAGGGTTTAGCAGTTGCTCCAAAACCTCTTCAGGTGCCTTTTGGGCTGACTTGGGAATACGCTTCGGCATAACCTCTTTTTATTTTGTGGCGCAATTATTTGGGGGGTATTATGCGTGTGAATCGGTGGCGGGGGGCGTGGCAGGGGGGGTGTCGTGTACCGGCCATTTCTTAAGGCTTTCTTGTCTTGGCTTGCGTCTCCTCATCCTCAAGGGTCGAGGCTTGCCAGGATTTTTAGGCATTGTGGTTGCAATAGGTTGTGGACTATCTGTCGCACAATAGCTATTGTATTCACTTTTGGGTGCATCAAGTTGTTTAACTTCCTGGCTCTCAATTACTTGCGCTTTCTTTTCCGCTCTTCGCGATGCGAGTCCAGCAAGGAGGGCGGCGAATGATCCATTCACGCCATGGGTGACGGAAGTATCTACGGACAAACGACTTGAAGGGGCGGCATAGCCACAAGTTCGCTCTAATATCCAAGCCCTAGCCTGCCAACTCTTTTCGCCAGCATCATATACGGATTTTAGCAGAGACATTTCGTAGTTTTTTCGCGCTGTCTCGACTTTCTGGCCGAAACTAGGCTTACGCTGAATCCAGGTTCTGATTGTGGAAGGATTCACGCCCACCAAAGCGCCAGCCTTTTCTATAGTAAAACCATTCCCGCAAGCTTCTAGGATTTTCTGCTCTATTTCGGGCGAGAATGCCAGTTTTCCATTCTTCGATTTTTCGGGCAGTTTGTCGGGCGGATTTTCCACCCGCACAAGATACCATAAAAATATAATAAAAATAATTTGACACAGCCAACCCGCTTGGACTAGGCTCCGTTTACCAAGGCAAACCGCTAGGCGAGCCAAGGTAAAATAAAAGAAAGGAAACGCACAATGAAACAAGCAAAAACAACTAAAGAACTACTCCGCAAACTCCCCAGCGAATATTCGGAAGCATTCTTTGACAACCTCGCAGAATTTCCGCAGGATGTTCTGTGGGATTTCATCATCGAATTACTTCCGGTTGAGCGTGCGGAAAGAATGCTGGCCGATATTACAAGTCACTGGGAAGAGGATGAGGTTGGGATGCCTTACAAAAAGTTTAAGGCAGGGAAAAGATAAACCAAAAACCAAAAGAAAGGAAACACACACACATGAAAACAAAACAAAGCAGAAAACTATCCGATGCCTCGGATCTAATTGAAGCCATGCTGAAAGAAAATACAGGGACACACTTCATGGATTCTGGCGGGAGTTCTGGCAGGGCTTGGCAAAGGAATCAAACAAGGGATTTTGCCAAGGAGCCACAAGTTGAGCTGGAAGTGAATGAATGGACGGACTCGGAAGGCAAGGAACACTTGGAGCCTAGCTTCTCCGTCTCCACCTATCACTATCTATGTGCCTTCCTTGCCTTGAACGATGTTTGCAAACGATTCAATAAAATTCCCTGCAAGGATTGGGATTCCGATCTTGCGTATGGAGTATCTAAAAAGGGCGAGGAGTTTTTAAGTAGAATCGGGGCGGAGGTTAAAGAGGCCGTGAATACTTATAACTATGACTGTCCGCTTGACCAGGTGCTTCAATTCTCGCCAGTTGAAATTGACGGGGAGGATTATGTTCTCCTACAAGTTCACGGCGGGGCTGATGTTCGGGGAGGATACACCGATGCGAAGTTATTCACCTTCAAACATTATGTAGAACAGCAAGCGTTCGGGAGTGTAGATGTTTATGGAACCATAAACGGAAGAAGCGTATCCAACACCCACAAAGGAGGAACCTCCCTAAACTATGACGATGACAACGGAGCAACCTCGGAGGACATTAAAGTCCTGGGCAAGGGTAAGGATGAGGCATTTTTGGAGATCATGGGAATATGATCTGCTTCTGCATATACTCCCGTGCCGGTTCCTTCCTCCTTCGCTTCTCATCGTATGAGCGAGCGGAGGCGTGGAGGAGAAAGAGGGGAGTTGAAAACTACACAATACGAAAGGAGGTTTGGCGATGATCGCAGAAATACATGGAGCAGTTTACTTCGCCCACGGATTAATCCTTGGCGGAATTCTGGCCGTGTTTGCAATGTTTGTCGGTAGGAAATAAAACAATAAAAGAAAGGAAACACAGAATGAAAAAGAATCCGTTTGAGGGAATCGACTTCTCCAAAAATGCGGAGAACGCAGAAACTTGGCTGGCCGCAAAAGTTAGGCTCGAAGAAATAAGGCAGTCGATATGCGAGAGAAATGTCTCATATGGAGAATTGGCGGAGCTTGAAAGTCTGGCCGACTACATAGATTCGGGAGATGTTCAACTCCTCGAATGGGCGGGGGTTCCAGAGTTCAGAGACTAGTCTCCCCTTGTCCCTCCCTTTCAACGGGGAGGGCAAAGGTGAGACCCGATAGGGTCAACCTAACAAACAATAAAAGAAAGGTAGCACAATGAAACAATACGAAATCATAGCTAAGGAAACCGTTTGGTATCACGCCAAGGTAACGGCAAGGAATGAACAAGAAGCTTGGGAGATGGCTCAGGATAGTGAGAACTTCGAACCATCGCAGAAAATTGATTGGCAGGTTGACTCCGTGCGGAAGTTGGCATCGCCCATCGAAAAATATATTTACAGCAAACTGGTCACAATAGAGAACGACTAGAAAGGAAACACATGAAAAGATTCAGCACGTTTGAGAAGACTTACTCTCCCGAAATCAGAAAGGATGGGTCAATTCTTTTTGAGACATACGGAGAAGACTTGGAAAGGATAATGGGGGCCAACTCGCAACAAGTTTGGACGCTGGTGGATTGCGATGGGAAGCTGGTAATAGTTGCGGGATACCACCTAGTCAATCGGATGAACTACCTTGTCACGAAAAATAAATGGAGGGACGGCACGGAATGTTTTTCTTACTAACTTAACAACCCCGCCAAGGTTCTACCCCTTGTCAGTTCCACCTAGTCCGCCACCCACCCATAATCGGTAGCGTGGCGATTTTGTTTGACCTATAAACGGTAGCGCAGTCTATAAGGAGCCTATAAGGAATGAATAAAGAACAAGTGATTCGAGAGTATCTATCCACCCTTGGACGCAAGGGCGGTAGCGTTAAGGGGCCGCAAAAGGCCAGGAAACTATCGCGGGAGCATTACGAAAACGTATCACGCATTCAGCGGGAGCGTTGGGCGAAGTGGCGGGAGCAGAACAAACGGTAGGCTGGCGACCCTATAAGGGCGGTATAAGGAATGTCCTATAAGGGATATATAAGAAACGGTACTCTAGCGACCGATAGAGACGCAACAGGCACGGTTGCCCAAGGATTCCGGTACTGGCTTTGGGCTTGGTTTTGGTTTAGGCAAAGTATTCCCGCATCCACCCGATGTTGACGATGTTTTCGTTTGCTTTGAAATAGTCTCTCGGTTCTTTGCAGTACTCATCAAATTCATTTGTAGTCTGCCATCGGATTCTTTCAAGAACAATAGCTTTAAGATTCATTTTCTCTGCAAGCTTTGACCTAAAATTCTTTCCTAGTTCGGCAAACTCTTCGGGTGTCCACACCGGCAGATTAAGAATGCTTTTATACCTGCGGGCTATGGCCTGGTTTATGTATTGGCACCGCTTCCTAAAGGACTCAAAATACTTGTTTGATAAAACGGTATTGCAGTCGCTGCAAGCATATGTCCTGACCCCCTTGCCCCTTACGGCCCCGGTTCTGACTATCCTGCCGTCAAAGAAGGACACGGGTATTACATGGTCTATAGTGTTTGCGGTATACCCACAATAGGTGCATATACCTTGGCATCCGAACAAATAGCCTGGCACCATCTGCTTCTCATGGAATGTTGCTAGGGTCGATTTTTGCATCAAAACCCCGCCACGGGGCTATTAGGGCGGTTTTTGGGCATTCTGGAGGCTTTTTTAAGCCGACCTGACTACCACTTGCGGCAAGACCAGTACCTAGCCGTCAGCTTGCTAGGAGGGTTGCTGTCACACCGATGCCTAGCCCTAAAGCTCTTGCGCCGTCCGGGTATGGACTTCTTAATGGTCATCTTGGGATCGCCAAAGCGGATGGTCTTGGACTTGCCACCCGAACAGGCTAGAACTTTAAACTTCTTTGATCCTCCGGGGGTACGCACCGGCCTGTTGCATGGGGATTGTCTCATTGGTTTAATGCTCCTGCTAGTAGCTTAATCTTTTCCTGGTGTACTTCAAGAAACTTTCCCAGGTCCTCCAAGTCATCCGTCAGGCTGACCATGTTCGCCTCGTACACCTCTCTGGAGCAGTCGGCTAGGATGTCGCCGCAAAGCCTGTCCACCTTGCCTATGGTCTGGTGCAGGCGGGAGTTCTCCGTAAGAAGAAGCTCAATATACGCCCAAGCTAGGTCAACCCTTGGGCTTTTCACGAAAGCCGCCCTTCTTGGCCTTCATTAAGCGCCAAGTGCGGGGACTGATGGTAGATTGGGATTTTGGGCGGGAAGTTCCAGCCTTACGGCGAGCGTTGATGTTGGCGTAGAGGCCGGGGCGTTTCATTCCATTAATATACCACACCCTCCCTGCACGCCCAAGGGCGCGTGTCCCTGCGGGTGCCAGCTTTTCTTTTCTTGGGGAACACTCGGGCAGGGGATTTTCCTCGGAACCTGCCGTCAGGGGAGGGGAGGGTAACGACATAGGAGTTACCCCTCCCCCTGGTTCCTCGGAACTGTCTTTTGCCTTATTATATATAAGGGTATGGCAGTAGAGTAAATGGCAGGGAAATGACAGGCTGAACTGACAGCTAGAAGCTGGACTGGTTGGCAGTATACAAGTCCTTCTCCAACAATATCTTGCCAGCCTTTGTCAGCCGTTTCAGGTGCCGGTAGAAGGTTCTCTCTGAAATCTTGCACTTGTCCATAATGTGGCGGCACAGGTCAGATGCCTGCCAACCCTTACTGCCCATCTCTCCAAGGAACCGCTCGTCACCTATTACAGGCTTGGCTCCCGGCCTCTTTAAGTTGTCAGGATTCAGGGCGTAGTTGGGTCGGAATAGGGGGTAATGCCATTGGATTACGAATGGATCCATAGGGCTAAAGTTGCGGAGCGTGACATCACAGGTGAAGGTGCGCTCGTCCTCCTCGTGGGGTGTCAGGATCACCAAGCTGTCAGGGTTACGGGCGAACACCCCTGACCCAGAGAAGCGGTCGATGGCCTCCTTGGAAGACGCATTGCCCTTGGCGAAGTGGTGCGACAGGATGACAGAAAGGTTATGCTTGGTCGCCAGCGTCTCCAGTTCGTTCATCAGGCTTGCCATGTCGCCCGCGCTGTTCTCATCGCGGTCGCCCATGAGCATATAGTTTGGGTCCAGGACTATTGCTTGGTATCCCCTGCCTTGGATGTGCTTCTCGATGATCGGACGAATAAATGTCAGGTCGGCGGCATAGCCACGGAGCGTCCAGACATCGAAGTCTTTGACCTGATCTGGGGTCAGGTTCTTTGCCTTGATTACATCGGCTAGGCGGTTCCTGAAGCTCCACTCTTGGATCTCAAAGTTGATGAACAGCACCCGGCTCTTGCGGCACTTGTTGCCCCACCAATCCGCGCCGGTGTGCAGGCTTAACGATAGGTCGATCAAGCTCCAGCTTTTGAAAGCCTTGCTGCCGCCGCCCAAAAGCAACTTGCCTCCCTGATGTAGCATACCCTCGATCAACACCTCCGGCTCCGGCAAATTCTCCTTGGCCAGATCCTCGTACCTTTTGATCGGCGGCCACTGGTCCACCGGCTGCTTCACCCCCAATCCCACGGCTGGCTCTATCATTTCCCCTCCTTGCAAAACCAAAGAAAACTTTGGTATGTGGTGTCGTTTCTTTTCGCCCCCGGAATCCTCACCGGCTGGCTTGGCTTGAAAGTTGCAGGATCGCATCCTAGCGGAACAAGGAAAGCTTTTAGTTGCTCCATCCACTCTTTCTTGGGCGGGTTCTCAAACCACCCGTGCAGGCTCTTTCCGCCCGTGTCGACCACGGCATACATCCTCATCTTGAAAAGATCGCGCATGGCCTGGAACACCGCGCCCATCTGAGGCTTGGTCAGCGTGTCGGACTCAACGACAAGATAAACCCTGGCATCCACGTTCTCGTTGGCGCGGCTGACCGACCCCGGCACGAACACCGCGCCGGTCGTGTAGTTCCCCACCGGCGATGGCAAGCCCATCCACTCGCTGACCTTGCGGAAGTTCTGCGGGTGCCTGCCGCTGTCCTTCACATCCCCGATCCAGATCAGGTCGCTCGGCTGCCACAAGGTCAGAAAGCGGTGATAGTCGTCGGCTGGATCATCCAGCTTGACCGGACTCTCCTCGAACATATCCGCTGGGTCCCAGTTGTAGTGGGTCAGATACCGGCTCTTGTTAGACTCGGCAATCGTCTTGATTCGGTCAATTATCTCGCTCTCGGGATCTTTCTCAATCACCAGTTTTACGGGATTATCCGATTGTGTGATCGGCCTACCAAGATTGTCATGCAGGATGGCGCGGCGCAGCTTGCGGTTGGCCTCATCGCGGTACGCCATGCAGGAGGTGTGCCAGCAGAAGATCGTCGGCACTCCGTCCACGAACACTGTGGTGTCGCGCAGCCTTGTATGGCTGGTGTGCGTGGCTTCCCCTGGGCAGTGGCACAGCCCGTGGTTTTCGGACTGCCAATCCACCTGACCCACGATGGCTTCGGCTTTGCGTTGGTTCTCGTTCATTTCAAAAATTCATGCCGGTGATTCAAGGGGTGAACACACCTTTCAGGAGGACAACCCGTTGCAGGATCTCCCTGCACACCACTCCGGCATTAAATCATCCCTCCAACTCCATCGCCTTCTTCGCTGCCTCAACGATGTCTTGGGCGGTGATGTTGCGAAGCGCATTGCACCACATCTGCGTCTTCGGTGTCTTGTTGGTCGCGTCCTTGCACTTCTGCTGCGGTAGACCCGCATGAGGGCGGCACGGAGCGTGCGGGCAG